TTTAATTGGGGACCAGTGGAGCAACCAGTTTTAGTCTCTAACGAGGCGAGATTGGCGGAAACTTTTGGTTCTCCTGTTTTGTCCACCAAATCGTCTGTTGACTTCCTAACTGCTGCGTACTTTTTAAAGTATGCATCAACCTTGTATGTTGCAAGGGCACAACAAGGAGCATTGAATGCTGCTCTGGTTGGAACAGGAACTGTCACCAGTATAACGATTGCTGGAACAAACAATAACTACACTACAACTCCATCTCTTACTGTAGTAGGTGATGGTTCTGGTGCAACTGCTACCGCAACAATGGAAATTAAATCCATTGCTGTCGGTGATGACGGGGGCACTGGGTATGCTGTTGATGACACTTTCCAAATTGATCTTGGTACTGGTAGCAATGCTGTTGCAAAAGTTACCGACACGGGTCTTGGCGGGGTAGTAACTGGTGTTGCTCTTCTTTCAGGCGGTTCTTTCACAGGAACTCTTACTGCAATCAATGAAGCAGCAACGACTAATACTAACGGCACAGGTGATGGAGACCTCACGGTTGACGTTACTGTTGGTATTAAATCAATTACTATGACGGATATCGGTACTGGGTATACAACCGTATCATCAATTACGCAAACACCAACGGGTAATGCTACTTTAACTGGTAATGTTTCTACTACAGGAACTCTGGTTAAAAACGGTGAAGATTGGGAATACAAAAAGTCTGCTCTTATTGATGAGCAAATTATTGCAAAATATCCCGGTAGTGCAGGAAACTCTTTACTAGTATCAATTTGTCCTGCTCTTGGTGGAGGTTTCTCCGCGTGGGCATATAAAGATGAATTTGATGCTGCTCCCGGTTCTTCTGCGTATGTTTCTACAGCACAGAGTGGTGCCACTACAAATGACGAAGTGCACATTGCAGTTGTCGATGAAGATGGTGTTATTTCTGGAACCCCCGGAGTTGTCCTTGAAACGTTTGCCTTTGTTTCTTTAGCATCCGATGCTAAAACAACAGACGGAACTTCTAATTATCTTTTAGATGTGTTGAATGCCAAGTCTGCTTATGTTTGGGCAGCAGACGTTGCAGCATTCTCTGAACTAGGTCAAAGTTCTGCTTCTTTTACTGCAGCAACTGCTTCAGTACAAAACTCAAGTTTGACAGGTGGTTTAGATAGCGCAACTCTAGATGAAGGAGATTATAGCGGAGTGTTCGAAGGACACTTTGCAGATCCTGAAAACATTACAGTGGATTATTTGATTGCTCCCGGCATGACTACTCGTCCAGCACAAACAACAGTGGTTAACAATTTGTCAGGAATTGCAAGTGCACAAAGAAAAGATTGTGTGGTTCTTTCTTCTCCTAGTAGAGATGACGTACTCAATCAAAGTAGCACAACCAATATTGCAAATGCTGTAGAAGCATTTTCAAATGGTGTCACTGCTTCTAACTATCTGATCCTTGATAACAACTGGTTGAAAGTTTATGACAAATATAAAGATGCATACACTTTCATTCCTGCTTCCAGTTCTACTGCTGGTTTGTTAGCACTGACAGATCAAGTTGCCGCACCATGGTTCTCACCTGCTGGTCAAAGACGTGGGTTGTATTTCGGTGTAACTTCTCTTGCTTGGAATGCTGCTAGAGAATATCGAGATCAACTTTACAAAGCAGGGGTCAACCCAATCGTAAATCTTCCCGGACAGGGGATTCTTCTATACGGAGACAAGACCAAAGAGTCGCGTCCCAGCGCATTTGATCGTATCAATGTACGAAGACTTTTCCTTACTATCGAAAGAGCAATCAAGCAAGCATCAGAAAATGTCTTGTTTGAGTTTAACGACGAGTTTACTCGATCAGAGTTTGTCGGAATCGTTGAACCGTTCTTGCGTGAAATTCAAGGAAGAAGGGGTATCACGGATTTCAGAGTTGTGTGTGATGAAACAAACAACACTGCTGCTGTGATCGATTCTAACCGTTTCGTTGCAAGCATTTTCATCAAACCAGCACGTTCTATTAACTTCGTAACGTTGAACTTCGTTGCGGTTAGAACCGGGGTTGAATTTGATGAAGTGGTTGGCGTAGTATAAGGAGAGTCTAGATGGCAATTTTAGGAGTCGATGACTTTAAATCAAAACTGACTGGTGGAGGCGCACGTGCTAACCTATTTAAGGTTACACTTAACTTCCCGGCATACGCAGGGGGAGATGTTGAACTGACATCTTTCCTTTGTCGTACTGCTGAATTACCTGCAGCTACCACTGGCATCATTGAGGTTCCTTTTAGGGGACGTATTCTCAAGATGGCAGGAGATAGAACTTTCGAAAACTGGACTGTGACTATTTTAAATGACACAGGTTTTGTTGTAAGAGATTCTATGGAACGCTGGGTAAACGGAATCAATTCGCATTCTGCAAATACAGGTCTTGTTAATCCTGCAGATTATCAAGCAGATCTTGTAGTAGAACAACTGGATAGAAATGAATCTATTCTTAAAAGATATGATTTCCGTGGAGCATTTCCAATCAATGTAAGCAGCATCGCATTAGACTATGATCAACAAACTGCAATCGAGCAATACACGGTTGAGTTTGCTTATCAGTATTGGGAATCAAATACCACTAGTTAAAAGTAGTATAGATAATGGGGGGTTCATAAAGAACCCCCTTATTCTAATTTTTAGGGCACGTAAATGGCAGACGAAAGTATACTTAAATTATTTGGTTTTGAATTAAAAAGGTCAAAGAAGGATCAGTCCAGTTCTACTTTGAAATCTGTTGTGCCGCCAACGGATGACGATGGTGCTGGATACGTCACATCATCTGCTGGTTATTACG